CAGACATTGGAGCGCCGCATCAGAGGGACAGAATCTGGATCGTTGCAAAAATATCCAACACCATCGGCATCAGACGGGACAAGGGGATCAATGCCAAATTGGAAACCAAAAAGGCCATCAGGTCATCAGGCTCAATATCCATTAATTCAAGCCTTGAGGGACATGACGGGAATAGTTGGGAAACCGAACCCAGTGTTTGTCGAATGGTTAATGGGATGGCCGATGCGATGGACAGAGTTACAGCCTTGGGCAACGGACAAGTCCCTCTCTGCGCAGCAACAGCCTGGAGAATCCTAAGTGAATCACTATGAAGCAAACAGAATCCTTGATCGAGTCCGCGAGGGACAACAATTTAGCGAATTTGTCATCACAAAAGCGCTTGAACTTACAGGAGACTATGAGACACACCGAGGCAACCGAGTGGATCAAACGCTACCGCAAGAAAGCCTTGGAGGAGGGCAGGGGCGAAGCCCAATACTGGTGGCAACAAACCCTAGCGGAAATTGCCAAAAGGCGAGGCCAAGCGGCTGCTGATGATTTACGCAAACGAATGAATGAACAAAATGAGATATGCAGCAAGAGTGGACGCTAACCAAGAACAGATTGTTTCAGCATTAAGAGCCGCTGGCGCTTATGTGTGGATTATTGGTCTACCAGTTGACCTTTTGGTTGGGTTTCGTGGCCACACATTCTTGGTGGAGATTAAAAGCACCTCTAAAAAGCGTTTAACGGGCTTACAAGCCGACTTTTTTGAGAATTGGTCTGGAAGTACATTGGCAAGAATTGACAGCCCTGAAGCGGCTTTACGGATGATTGGGGTAATTAAATGAAAGCACCTTACAAAGCAATTGAATTTATCTTGGAGAACGCGCCCAAGTTTGCCCAGGCTAAAGCGCAAAGGGTTTACCTTGAGGAATACCGCAAGACCAAAAAAGCCTTGTTGATGAAAGACGCAATGACAAGGGGCATAGATTCAGGTGTTGCCCAAGAGCGTGAGGCTTATGCACATCCTGAATATCAGGAACTATTGCAAGGACTGGCTGCCGCCATCGAGCAAGAGGAAACCCTTAAATGGAAGTTATTTGCCGCACAGATGAAATCAGATATTTGGCGGTCAGAACAAGCAAGTGAGCGCCTTGGCGTTAAAACAACGGAGTAACCATGATTCACTATCACGGACTACCAATTACCCCCGCAACAGTTGCAATCAAAGCCATTGAAAATGGTCATGCGTTTGTTTCGTTTGCCCATTCAGATCAGTTATCCACAGCCATTGAAGTGGCTCAATCCTTTGCAATAGATAACGGGGCGTTTTCAGCCTGGCGATCAGGCAAGCCAATTACAGATTGGCAGCCCTTTTACGATTGGGCGCTAAATCTGAAGAAAGTCCCATCGTGTGACTTTGCAGTTATCCCTGATGTAATTGATGGAAACGAGGCAGACAACGATGCTTTGCTTAGAGATTGCCCTTTGCCGACATGGTTTGGCGCACCAGTTTGGCATATGCACGAATCCCTTGAGCGTCTTGAACAACTGGCAAACACATATGTCAGGGTTTGCATTGGCAGTTCAGGCGAGTTTTCCACAGTTGGAACACAGAACTGGTGGATAAAGATGGGGCAAGCCATGCGTGTGATCTGTGATGACATGGGCAGACCCTCTTGCAAACTGCATGGTTTAAGGATGTTAGACCCCGCAATCTTTACAAAACTGCCATTTGCATCAGCTGACAGCACCAACATTGGCAGAAATGTGGGGATTGATGTCAATTGGAAGCATGGCAATTACCCACCACCAACCAAAGAAGCCAGGGCGCAAGTCATGCGGTCAAGGATTGAGGCGCACAACGCACCATCTCAATGGAATTTTTATCAACCTATGGAACAGGAATCATTGTTGTGAACACTTACAAAATCAAATTTAATGCAATTTGCCCTGTAAATGAGGATGAAATTCAATATTTCCTGATAATAAAAACATCAAAAATAATTCAAGTTGAAGCAATTAAAGAATTTACCGATCGCTTATCAAGGGGATTTCATGAGAAGTTTGCCGATATGTTGCATGGCAAATTTGGCGGCTACCAGTTAATGACTGCCATTCATGGTGTCGTGACAATAGAAACAGAAAGAGGATTGGCATGATGTGTCCCCGCTGTGGGTCTGAAACCCTCAAAGTTTTAGAAACCCGATCCAACCCTGAATATGTCAGCCGAAAGCGCCAATGCGAGAACAACCACAAGTTTTACACCAAAGAATATGCAATATCCCAAGCACCAATATGTGAGAAGCCAGAAACTCCTAAAACTAGTGGCGGGTCTCTCCTGTCAAAGCTGTGGCATGGACAATGGCGTTCAGGCGGCTCACAGTAATTGGGGCGGTGGTCGCGGTCGCGGCATAAAATGTGACGATAATTTGATTGCGGCACTCTGCCTGACTTGCCATTATGAGATTGACCAAGGCAAGAACCTGACCAAAGAAGAACGACAAAAGAAGTGGGCAGAGGCTCACATTGGCACAGTTTTGTTGCTTTGCAAACAAGGCAGATGGCCTGTTGAAGTTCCACTGCCTTTTGTGGCAGAATTTGAATAGGCATAGCAGTTGCCTTTTTGGGGGTTGATTCCCCCGCTTTTTTTGGTATAGTGCAAATATGGAAAAAAATGCCGAAGTTGCCGAGTTCGTTGCTACTCTGTTTCACAGTAGCACGATTACCCATTTTCAGCATTTGCAAACACGGGAATACGCAACCCACAAGGCTTTGGGTAAGTTCTATCCCAAGATTGTCGATTTAGCCGACTCACTGGCTGAAAGCTATCAAGGTCGCTACAACACCCGCATGAAGAAGTTTCCTGACGAGTTGCACCAGCCACAGGAAACACCGACCGAGTACCTGACGCAACTTAAAGCATTTGTTCAGGAAGCCCGTCAAGAAATCCCCCAAGACACAGAACTGCAAAACATCGTTGATGAAATTGCTGATCTGATCAATTCAACCTTGTATTTACTCACCCTTAAATAAGGAATCACCATGAAAAAATTGACCAAAGACATGATGGGCTATGGCAACAGCGCAAAGATGGCTGGCAATCCCGTTCCTGACATGAAGTCAAACGGCAGCGTCAAAAACAACATCCCTAATGCCATGACCAACAAGGGCAAAGAGGAAAAGTTTGAGGGCGGCAAGCGTGAAGGCTCTTGCTATACTCACGACCGCAAGTCTTATCAGTAAAGCGAAACGCCCCGCAGACGGAGAATCTGGGGGCGCTTCTAACCAAGCAATAAAAGAGGTATTGAATGGCTGAATCACATTCTAATTGTGGAAACTGCCGATTCTTCAAGAATCAGCAAATCATGGGCATCTGCCGCCAAAGCCCCCATCAGCAGAACAAGCACCAAAGCGATTGGTGCGGTCAGCACGAACCTATGCAAGTTGAGGTCGTGAAACTTCCCGTGTATGACATCATGACTGATGAGATGAAAGAGGTCTCAGTGCCTGTCAAAAAGAAGCCTGGGAGACCCAAAAAATGCTGACCCCCTTGCGTGATCGTGTTGTGGTAAAGCCACAAGTCCGAAACCTATCCGACATTATTTTTGTCAACAACAAAGAACCTTTTAACGAGGGAACTATTGTCGCCATCGGCCCAAAGGTTTACGATGTCAAGGTGGGAGACTTCATCAAGTATGGAAATGGGGATTACCTTAATTGGCCCACCCAAAAGATTGATGGTCAAGATTATCAAATCATTCAAGAAGCCGACATTTGTGCGGTTGTGGAGGAATAAATGGCTACTTCAAAAGGGCTTTACGCCAACATCCATGCCAAGCAAGAGCGCATCAAGGCTGAGAAAGCCGCAGGAAAGCCTGTAGAGCGCATGAGACAGCCAGGCGCAAAGGGCGCACCCACAGCCGAGGCTTTCAAACAATCTGCCAAGACTGCAAAGAAGAAATAATCATGGCAAAGCACGACAAGCCGATTCCCCACAAGACCACAGGCAAGGGGAAAACATACAACCCGACTGAAAAAGGTGCGGGAATGACCGCCAAAGGTCGTGCTGAATACAATGCCAAGAATGGCAGTAATTTAAAACCACCCGCCCCAAATCCAAAGACAAAAGCCGATGCTGGTCGCAAAGCATCATTTTGCGCTAGGATGGAGGGGGTAGTTAAAAACGCCAAAGGCCCAGCAGAACGGGCAAAGGCATCCCTCAAAAACTGGAACTGTTAAAGGAACATCATGTCAAACTCTGTAGCAACAGGCGTAGCCTACTCCGACCCCGAATTTACAACTTGCTATGCAAGCCAAGAAATTGGTTATTCAGCAGCCGCACAAGGTGCTGTTACCCAACTGACCGACAAATCTACTGGCGTGACTTTGAACAAGTCTGCTGGTCGTATCACAATGAATAACGCTGCATTGGCTGGCTCTACTGCCGTGTCGTTTATCTTGACCAACAGCTTAATTTCCGCAAATGACACAATGATCGTTTGTGTTTCTAGCAATACAACTGGAAGTGCCGCTGGTGCTTACACCACTTACGTTTCTTACTTAGCCTCTGGCTCTGCTTTAATCACATTGCGTAATTTGACTGCATCAACTTCATATTCTGAAGCCGTGATTATTAACTTTGCCATTATTCATGGTCAGTCATGAACTCTGAATTAGTAAGTAAGCGTTTGGAAGAACTCCAAGCGCAAGCAAAACAACAAGAAGCGGTCTTGATTCAGCTTTCAGGAGCTATTCAAGACTGCCATTACTGGTTGGCTGAATTAAGCAAGGAGAAGGCAAATGCCACTGATAGCATCAATGACCCCAAAGGCGCTTAAAGCCAATATCAAAAAAGAGATAGAAAGCGGCAAGCCCATCAAACAGGCTGTCGCCATCGGATACGCAGTAAAGCG